TCGTGTTGCAAGCGGGCGACCGTTACCGGATCACAAAGACAGGCGGCGTGGCGGACGTTTATGACAGCTCGGCTATCGGCACAATCGGCTATAAAAAGAGCTTTCAGGCCAAGATAACGGCAGTCGATGTCACGTCGAAATTCACCGTTGGTATCAGCCCAACGCCAACCGCAAGCGCGGGGCAAGCCGATATTTCACTTTCAATCGTTCACTTTGCAGGCGCGGCTTATGTGTTCATCAGCGGCGGTGAAGTAGCAGGGCCGTTCGCATATATCACCGGCGAGCACTGGTGGATTATCCGGCGCGGCACGGTCGTGTTCTTGATCGAAGGCGGCGCGACACCGGACGCGGGCGTTGTCCGCTGGACAGCAAGCATCGGCGGGACATTGTATTTCGACAGTTCGTTGCAGACCGCAGGCGCGACGTTTGATGTTGAAATGGTTGGTGTGGAATGAAACCCAGTGCCGAAGACATCCCGTTTGACGCCGCCGCGATGATCGATTTTGGCACTGTCGTGGCGGTCGATCTGGCCGAGGCGCGCTGTGTGGTGCGCACGGGTGACCCAGACGAAGACGATGCCGAAACCCCGCCGATTCGCTGGGCCAGCATCGCCGCCGGTAAAACCCGCGTCTGGCGTCCGCCCAGCGTCGGCGAGCAAGGCTTTGTCATCAAAGTGGATGGCGAGGTTAGCAACGCGGTTTTCATGCCAGCCATCGTCTGTGATGCTTTTCCCCCCGTCGGCAACAGCGAAACCAATCGCATCGAGTTTGAGGATGGCAGTCGCATCGATTACGACCCGACCGGCCATGCGTTTGAAATCAACCTATCCGCCGGGGCAACGGCAAAGATCATTGCACCAGGTGGGTTGACGATCGATGCCGATGTGACGATCAATGGTAACGTGCAGTTGAATGGCGATATGGCAGCAACCGGCACGATTAACGCGGCAACCGATGTCATCGGCGCTGAAAAGAGCCTGAAAGGGCATAAGCACACGGGCGTTGCCGCAGGTGGGGCGCAATCTGGGCCACCGGTATAAGGGACTGTCCCAAGCGAAGCGCCGTGGACTGTCCCCAACATCGCCGAAATAACTAGGTAAAAGCCGCTTTTACCCTGCCCTGAACTGGCTTTCACGCTGCGTTGGCGCATGGGATACTCCCATGATTGGCATGGACCGCAACACAGGCACAGCTTTGGCTGACAATGCGCATCTTGCGCAGTCGATCACCGACATCCTCTCCACGCCCATCGGCACCCGCACGCATCGCCGTGATTATGGGTCGATGCTGTTCGACCTGATTGATCAGCCGTTGAACGCTGTTACCCGCGCGCTTGTCTTTGCCGCCACCGCCCTTGCCCTGAAAATATGGGAGCCGCGCATTCGTGTGACCCGCATCGGCCTGTCGTCGGGCGATAGTGAGGGCCGTTTGGCGATTATTATCGAGGGTGAACGTACCGATCTGCCCGCTGCCAACGCCTATGTTTCTTTCTCCATCCCGATCCGCGTTCCCGGATCATCCTCCACATCCGCAATTTAGGAGCCTGTTATGACTCACGGCCTAACCATTCTCGAATCCGCCACTGGCCCCCGTCCGGTCAAAGACGCCAGCCTGTCAACTATCGGCCTGATCGTGACGGCAACCGCCGCCGCAGGCGCGGCGACAGCCGCGCTGGACACCATGTTCCCGCTGAACACGCCTGTGCTGGTCACCAACATCGATAGCGCGCTTGGGCTGGTCCTGACTGGCGGTACGTTGAATTTGGCGTTGGAGGCGATTGCCGATCAATCCAGCCCGATCCTTGTCATCGTGCGCGTTGCCGTCGGTGCGGATGCAGCGGCGCAAGATACGGCCGTCATCGGCGGCGTTGTCGGCAATGATTACACTGGCCTGTCCGCCTTGGTAAATGCAGAGGCAGTGACTGGCGTTCGCCCGCGCATCATCGGCGCACCGGGGCTGGATAGCCTTGCGGTCACCCCAGAACTGGTCATCGCGGCAAAGAAGCTGCGCGGCATGGCCTATGCCCGGGCGATTGGTGAAACCCAAGCCGCAGCCATCCTGTACCGCGCCAATTTCTCCGCCCGCGAACTGATGCTGATCTGGCCGAACTTCACCGGCGGCTTTGTTGGCGATGCGGTGGCCCGCGCCCTTGGCCTTCGCGCCCGCATCGACGAACAAATTGGTTGGCACAAAACCATCAGCAACATTCAGGTCGATGGCGTCACTGGCATTGATAAGGATGTGAATTTCGACCTGATGGATAATACCACAGCGGCGGCGTTGCTGAACGAAAGCGAAATCACCACTTTGGTTCGCACCACCGGTTTCCGTTTCTGGGGCAACCGCACAACATCCGACCTGCCCGAATATGCGTTCGAAAGCGCGGTGCGCACGTCGCAAGCCCTGCAAGATATCTGCGCCACCGCCATCCTGCCCTCTGTCGATCAGCCATTGACCGTTGGTCTGGTGAAAGACTTGCTGGAAACGATGAACGCAGAGGTCCGCCAGCTCGTTTCCGAAGGCCGCATCATCGGGGCAAAGTTCGAATATCGGCCAGAGGATAACAGCGCCACGGCCCTGTCCGAAGGCAAGCCAAAGTTCCGGTTCACCTTCACCCCCGCCGCACCGATGGAAAATCCGCAGGTCGGCCTGATCATCACCGATTTCTATTATGCCGGTTTTGCTGACCAGCTGAACTGATCGCCTTCCCCCTCGCTTTCAAAAAAGGACGAACGTCATGGGCATGCCCAGCAAAATGAAAAACATGAACGCATTTGGCAGCGGTAACAGCTTCCTTGGCGTGATTGCCGAATATGAAGAGCCAAAGCTTGTCATCAAAACCGAGGATTTTCGCGGCGGTGGCATGCTGGGCGATGTCGAAATCGACCAAGGCCTTGAAAAGTTGGAGGCCAGCCTGACCATGGGTGGTCATGTCCTGACCCTGTTGCGTAAATTCGGCATCAGCAAGATCGACGGCGAACGCCTGCGCTTGGTTGGTGCCTATCAACGCGACGATGGCAGCAAGCCCGATGCAGTCGAAATCTACCTTGGCGGTCGGCTGACCGAGTTCGACGCCGGTGGCAGCAAAGCTGGCGACGATACCGAGCACAAGTATAAATATCCGTGCACTTATTATCGCCGCGTCGTCAATTCGCGCACCGAAATCGAAATCGACATGCTGAACGGCGTGTTCATCGTGGACGGCATCGATCGCTATGCCGGGATCATGGACGCATTGGCCTAAATCCTTCGAAAATCGCCGCGTCCTTTTCTTTGGGGCTGGGGACGCGGTGATCCGGTCGGCGGGGTGTGGCGTTGAAAACTACATCCCGCCGATTCCTGCAGCCCCGTATTTTGAAAGCCCCAAGCTATGACCGATATCGAAACTGCGCCAAAGTTGGACGCCAGCAAATTCGCCAAAATCGCTTTGATGCAACCCATCATGCGCGGCCAAACAACGATAACAGAATTAACCCTGCGCAAACCCGGCAGCGGCGAACTGCGCGGGTTGAACCTGCAAAACATCTATGCGCTGGATGTCGGCACGATCCTGACCATCGTCACCCGTTGTAGCGACCCTGTGTTGACCAGCGACGAAGCCGACAGCCTAGACCCCGCTGACCTGATGGAAATCGGCGGCGCGCTAAAGGGTTTTTTTATGACGGCGGCGGAGCGGACGGCCATGGAATCGATGATGCGTCAAATGACGGGCGAGACAGTGTCGAACAGCTGATGACCGATATCGCGGCGATCTTTCATTGGAGCCTATCCGATATGAACGCCATGGACTTGTCCGAATTGCGCCAATGGCGCGACCGCGCCGTTGACTGGCACAATCGCGTTATCGCCGGAAAGAAAGGCTGATGGACAACAAACTGAACTTGATGGTAAATTTCATGGGCGTCGACAAATTGTCGGGGTCCATGAAGAATATCATGATGACCAGCAAAAGCGGCGGCATGGCGTTAAAGGGCATGAAGGATGAAGCCCGAAAGCTGGAAACCGAACTGAAACAGGTCCGCAAAGAAATCGCCGCCGGCACAGGCAATATGACCCAGCTGATCAACCGCGAACGCCAGCTGGAGTCCGCGACCGCAGGGGCCAACGCAAAGCTGGATGCACAGGCCAAGCGCCTGACCAGCATCCGCTAGATCGAAAGCCGTGCTGGCAAAATCAGCGGCGCGGCGGGCAATGCTGGTGCCGCCATGTCCATCGGCGTCACCGCCCCCGCGATGATGTTTGGGCAGCAATCCATGCAGGCCTATTTGGAGGCGCAGGACGCCGCAGGACAGGTCGAGGCATCGCTTGCCAGCATGGGCCGACAAAGCGAATTCACATCGGCGCAGCTGGCGTTGATGGCGCGCAGCGAAATGAAAAAATCGCTGTACGATGATGATCAGATTTTGCGCGACCTGACATCAACCATGCTGACCTTTGGCGATGTGCAAGGGGCGGAATTCGGGCGGGCGCAAGCAGCCGCGGTTGACCTGTCGGTTAAATTCAAAAAGGATTTGGCCGGTTCGTCGGTCATGGTCGGCAAAGCCCTGCAAGACCCCATTAAGGGCGTTACCGCGCTGACCAAAGTCGGCGTTTCCTTTTCCGCCGCACAAAAAACCATGATTAAATCGATGGTCGCGGCGGGCGACAAAGCCGGTGCCCAGCGGTTAATCCTTGCCGAACTGGAAAAGCAGGTGGCTGGATCCGCAGAGGCAGCGCGCAAAGCCAATCCGGGGGCTGTTGCAAAGCAGGATATGGACGATCTGCAGGAAACCGTCGGCGGAAAGCTTATGCCAATCTGGATGAAGTTTCTGTCACAAGTCGGCAGTCTGGCCGACAAGTTTAACAATGCCAGCCCCGCTATGCAGAATTTTGTGGTTTACGCTGGGATCGGCGCAGCTGTGCTGGGACCATTGTTGCTGGGCATCTCTGGCCTCGCCGCTGGTGTGGGCATGTTGGCTGGGCCTTTATCGTCGATTGCGACCGGCGCGCGGATTCTATTGCCCTTATTAATGGGGCTGTCGCTGCCCGTACTTGCAATCGGTGCGGCCGTCGCTGGGGCAGCGTATTTGATCTACTCCTATTGGACCCCGATCAGCGGTTTTTTCCAGCGCACATGGACCAGCATCGTCGGTTTCTTCACGTCAAACTGGGCAACAATACGCAACGTACTTTTGGGCGCGTTTGTGATGTTCTTCCCGCTCGCTGCAGCTGGCGTTTGGATTGCCAAAAAACTTTACGATAATTGGGGCACGATCAAGGCTGGCGTCATGGGCGTCGTGAATTATGTCGGCGGAATCGTAGCACCGTTCATTGCACCGTTCATCACCATCGGAACCTATCTTGGCGGACTGGCGGGCAAATTCCTTGGCTATGGCGTCAATATGATTCAGGGCTTGATAAACGGCATTGTCAGCATGGCAGGGTCGGTGATCACAGCGATATGGAACCTTGCAGCAAATGTCGGTTCCAGCTTCGCTAAAGCCCTCG